TTCTTCTACTACTACGTTCGATTCATTCTATCCGTCACCATCTAGATATGCTGTTGGTCTTGCAACAATTAGTGCGGGTATTGTTACTGCAATTTATGTTATTGATGGTGGTTCTGGATACGATACCAACCCAGTCGTAATTATTGATCCACCATTTGTCGATAATCCCGATATTAATGTTGGTGGAATGTTCGTATTTAATGAGACTGTAACTGGTTCTATATCTGGTACAACTGCAAGAGTTAAAGAATGGAATGGTGTTACAAACATTATGGAGATTAGTATTGTAAGTGGTAGTTTTGTTCCGCAAGAATATATAACCGGCAATACATCTGGAGCAAAATATGTAATTGGATCTGTGAATACGGATGATTTAGTTACACCATTTGCTGATAATGATAACATTGAGGCAGAAGCAAAAACAATTTTAGATTTTTCAACATCTAATCCATTTGGTATGCCGTAATTAAAAGTTGTTAAATAGAAGTATATGTCTTCAAAGTAATGTTTGAATATTTTTACAATGAGATCTTTAGATCTGTAATTATTGGATTTGGTTCTTTGTTTAATGGAATCCAAATTCAACATAAAGATGAGAATGACTCCACATCCAGTGTCATTAAAGTTCCTCTTGCTTACGGACCTACTCAAAAATTTCTTGCAAGACTGAAACAGAATCCAGATTTGAACTCGCCAGTTCAAATTACACTTCCAAGGATGTCATTTGAATTTACAAATTTGGCATATGACTCCTCAAGGAAATCAACTCAAACCCAGACGGTAGTTTATACAAATTCCGATGGAACAGAGACGAAGAAAGGATATCTTCCTGTTCCGTATAACATGACAATCACTCTTTCAATTTATACCAAATTGAATGATGATATGCTTCAAATTATTGAACAAGTTGTTCCTTACTTTCAACCGGGTTATACACTCCCCATCAAGTTCTTGGGTAATCTGAATGAAGTAATCAATGTTCCGGTTCAACTGGATAATATTGATATGAGTGATGATTATGAAGGTAATTTTGACACAAGAAGAGCACTAGTATATACTCTAACGTTCACTGCAAAGACTTATGTCTTTGGTCCCCTCAAAGATGTTTCTTCCGATATTATCAAGAAGGTTACTGTTGGATATGTTGCTGGGTCAACCAGTGGAAATTCTTATCAGAGAGATGTTACTTATCAGGTTACACCAAGAGCAGTTAAAGATTATGATGGTGTAGTTGCAACCCTACTTTCAGAGAATGTTGATATGGTAGAGACCATAATCGATGTTGATGACGGAACTAAAATTCAAGAAAAATCATATATCTACATTGGTCAAGAAGAAATGTATGTAGATAATGTGACCGGAAATAGGTTGGTGGTCAAGAGAGCTCAAGATAAATCACCATTACAAAATCATTTACTTGGTGAAAAAGTATATGCAATAACTCAAGCAGATAATGAACAAATTGAAGTTGGTGACAATTTTGGTTTTGACGGAAATCTTTTCTGAGGTAAATCATGGATAAGTATGAAAAGCTCAATGAAACTTTTGATGTTGAACCAATAGAGGTAAAACCAGAAAAAAATGTTATTGAACAAAGAATTGAAAGATATGAAACTTCTAAGGAAGATATTCGTAAAGACTATGAATACACGAGAGGTAATTTATATTCAATCATTGAAAAGGGTCAGGAAGCAATCAATGGAATCTTAGAACTTGCTCAAGAAAGCGAGATGCCAAGAGCATATGAAGTTGCTGGTCAATTAATTAAGAGTGTCTCTGATGCTACAGATAAGTTGATGGACCTTCAGAAAAAACTTAAAGATGTCAATAAAGAAGAAGAATCGAAAGGACCAACAACCGTCAATAATGCACTTTTTGTTGGTTCTACCGCAGACCTTCAAAAAATGTTAAAGAATGCGGGTAAGGACCTAAATACCTAAAAAGACTGAAATGGCTGCCGAATCTGTAAATATACAAATTGATAAAGGAACAGATTTTTCCCAGAATTTTGTGATGAAGAATCCTGATCAAACAATTATTGATTTGACTGGGTATACTGGAGTTTCTAAAATTAGGAAGTACCCAGAAGATTTGAGTAGCTCAAGTAGTTTTACTGTGGGTATTGCATCAACCACTGGAACAATTACGTTGTCGATGGGTGCAACAATTACATCAAATTTGACAGTAGGTAGAAACTACTATGATATCCTTATAACCTCTGGTTCGAGTGTAGTATCAAAGGCTTTTGAGGGTTCAGTTATTGTAAATGCAACTGTATCTGTATAAAAATGGATAATTTAGGAGATTTCTTTTCTCTTATTGGCGAAGAAAAGAAAAAAGACAAAGAAAAGACTAAAGAAATACTTGGAGAGGTATCCTTAGGAGACCTTTTCTCAAGTTTGAGTGAAGAAAAAAAGAAGGTTAAAGAAAAAAGTTTAAAAAAAGAAAAAGAATTAGAAAAAATTAAAAAAGACGCAAAAATTTTTGAAGCGTTTTTGTTTAGTGAAACTCCTAAGGTAGAACAAAGTGCGATAAATGCAGTAAATGTTCTAGAGACCGAACTTAAAAATCTTAAAAGTACATCCTATAAGTCAATTGATAGGCTTATGAGAGGGATTAGTGCAGAGTATAATATTACACCAACCAAATTACATAATCAATTTAAAGAAAAACATAATCTTATACCTGATGATTGGGTAAAACAGCAGAAAGAAGAAGTAGATACTAGTAATTGGAAAGATGATTATAAACCTATTGAGATAGAAACTGAAGATATAATTAAACCAGAACCTCTTAAACCATCAGAACCTGTTGCAGATGTTGAAGAACTCGGTGAGAGTATAAAAGAATTGGAAACTCTTGCAAAAATAAGAGATGATGTTGATGTGAAGGTTGATAATTCTACCAATATGATGAAGAGTATTGAGATTCTGGATAAGTTAACTCCAGATGAAGAGATTGACATTGATGGAAAGGATAGTGAAGTTAATAGACTGAGAAGAGAAATAGATCAACTGCGTAAGATGGTCTATGAAAGTGTCAGACACACCTCTACTATTGGAGGTGGTGGTGCTGGATTCATCAAGGATCTTGATGATGTCAATATTGCTGGTCTTCAGAATGGTTATATACTGTCATATAATTCTACTACTCAAAAGTGGGATGTAATTGAAAACCAAAGTACTGGTGGGGTAGCAAATGGCATTAGAATTCTTACTACTACAGAGAGAGATGCATTAACGCCATCAGCAGGAGCGTTGATTTACAATTCTACTACTGATGTTGTTCAGGTTTATACTGGAACTGCCTGGGTAGGTGTTGCTTCTGATGAAGATGCGATTATTGATGGTTCTGTCACTATTACATAGTAATAAATAGTAGGACAGAATTCTTTCTATTGACATGCAGGAAGGTAATCTACATAAGTGGTTTAAGGGATCCAAGTCCAAAGACGGTAAGTCTGGTTGGGTCAATGTAGTCACTGGTGGTACATGTGCCAGTGATAAACCAGGCGAAGGAACACCTAAGTGCGTATCTTCTTCAAAGAGAGCTAGTATGACTCCTGCGGAAAGGAAGTCGGCACAAAGTAGAAAGAAAAAAGCAGACCCAAACCAACAATCAAAGTCTGGTGCTGCAAAGCCAACTTATGTCAAAACCGATAGTCCTAGGAAAATGAAGGAATCAAAAGAAATTGATAAGATTGCTAAGGAACTTGATGGGGCTGTAGAGATGCATACAAGTCAGGCAAAGAGACTTAGAAAACACTCTAAGGATATGAAAGAAGAAAAAAATTGTGGGTGTGGTAAGAATCCCTGCATTACATATGGTAAGAAAGAAGAAGTATCAGAAGCTATAGGTGGTGCTGGAACTCTCATTAGACAGGGTGTAAAATTTGGTGGTAAGAAAGGTGGTCGTGCGGTCCAAAAAGGAACCACTGCTGCAACAACCAAAGGAAAACAGATGGCTGCAACAGCAAAGAAGGGTGGTGATAACGCAGGAAAGAATGAAAAAAGAGGAGCAGCAATTGGTGGAACTCTTGGTGCCATTGGTGGAACATTGATTCCTGATGGTCCTGCCATGGTTGCAGGTGAGATTGGTGGTGGCATTGTTGGTTCTAAGATTGGTGGTAAGATTGGTAGACAGTTTGATAAGAGAGCACAAGCCAAAACACAGAATGAAGAAACAGATAAGAAAGGTAAAGGTAGTGGTAAGAAAGATGCATGTTATCATAAGGTAAAGGCATCTGCTTCTGTATGGCCTTCTGCTTATGCTTCTGGTCGTTTGGTTCAGTGTCGTAAAAAAGGTGCTGCTAACTACGGCAAATCTAAAAAGAATGAAGAGTATATGACTCTTCCTGAGATGTCAGATATTCAGATTAGTGCCATGAGAAGAGCTGGTATTGAAGTTGAAGTTATTAATGAATTTTTAGGAACTGCAATTGCAGGAACAGTTGGTGCTGCAAAGGCTAAAGAAGGAAGTAGAGTAAAGAAAGCAGTTGGATCTGGTGCAGGATATGCAATTGGTGCAAAAACTGGTGAAACTGTCGGAAAACATGCAGGAGGAGCAATCGGTTCTGCAGTTGGAAGTGCAGCAGTACCTGTTGTTGGTGGTGCAGTTGGAAAAGTGGTGGGTAAGACAATTGGAAAAGTAGTAGGTGGTGTTGCTGGTGGTGGAGTTGGAGCGAAAGTTGGTAATAAAGTAGTTGGTGAAGAAGTTGTTGATGAAGCATGTTGGAAAGGTTATGAGAAGAAAGGTATGAAAAAAATGTTTGGTAAGAAATATCCAAACTGTGTTAAGAAGGAGGAAGTAGAAGTTATTGATGAGAAATGCTGGGATGGTTATACTCAAAAAGGTATGAAGAAAAAGGGTAAAAAAGTAGTCCCCAACTGTGTTCCAGTTGGTGAAGAGCTTGGTAATGGTATAGGAGGTGGTATTACTGGAGCAGTTTTGAATACTGTCCTAAAGGGGGCTCAAACTGTAATCAAAAATCCTCTGGTTCGTAAAGCATCAACTGCATCGACTGTCGCAAGGCCTATCGCTCTTAAAGGTGATTCTGCTAAAAAAACAGATGGGTTTATAGGACCAGTCAGAGAAGAAACTATTGAGGAGGCGACTAGAGTTCCTGCACAGAATGGTAATGTTTATTTGGTAGGATTTACCTGGAGAGGTAAGTACGTAATGATGAAACTTTTCTTCCCTGAGGTTAAGAAGCCATCTAGAAAAGAAGTGCAATCAGTACTTGAGAAGATTTATCCTGGTTGTTATCTTCAAAGATTTGATTTTGCACCATATAACCCTGGTGAACCAATGTTAAATGTTGGTGTGAATGAGGAAATAGAAGAACTTGAAGAGAAGTCTGCTGCATGGACTAGAAAAGAAGGTAAGAATAAGAAAGGTGGTTTGAACGAGAAGGGACGTAAGTCTTACGAACGTGAAAATCCTGGTTCTGATCTCAAGGCTCCTCAACCAGAAGGTGGTCCTAGAAAGAGATCTTTCTGTGCTCGTATGGGTGGAGTTAAAGGACCAATGAAAAAACCTAATGGGGAACCTACTCG